ATGATGTAGTTGTTACACCCGCTGCGATTAGGGATCTTATTAGAAAAAATCCACACATTTCAGTGTTTAAGGCGCAGGTGCATTCTTATACAGAACGTAACACCACTGAAACCATTTTACACAGCAGATTAGACCGTAACATGAAAGGGGTTTATTGGCAAAATCGCTGCCATGAAGATTTATCTTATTCGCTTAATAAGTTAAATATACAACACGCACTTACCGATATGGTAGTCCAGCACTGGGGCAACATCCGCGCGAAAGACTGGCAGCGTAAGAACGAACGTAACCTGAAGCTCTTAGAGGCTGATATACAGGAAGCCGGGCCAGAGGATAAGCCGCGCTTGGCCATGCTATACTACGGAGTAGTAAACTGTTACATCATCAAGGCAAGCCAGGAAGGACCCAAGCGCAAGGCTCAGACGCTTATCAAGGCGCTTAAAACCTGTGATGACTGTATAGAGTTGCTTACAAACCAGGATCCACTCATGGCCAAGATGTGGATGATGCGCGGTCTTGTCTGCATGGACGCTGGAGAGCACCTCGCGGCCAAGCAGAGCTTCCACAAGGCCTATGATGAATGGAAACAGCCCGAGGCGGCAGTCAACCTTGCCGAGATATACCTGCGCGAGAAGAACTTCGACAAGGTAATCGAGATCCTAAAGCCCCTTGAGAACGCCGAAGGAGCCTATCCTATCAAGAATATGTCCTATGACCCTGTTCAGCTGCATTCTCTACTCTTAGAGAAGCTCGGCCACGCCTGGGCGAACAAAGCTCAAGCCAGCAAAGACAATTTCGATGAGTATATCCGTAAAGCCGAGAGTTACTATCGCAAGAGCCTTGACTTCCGGCCAAGCGTGGTGATAAGCGACCTGATGCTGCAGATACTGTTTAACACAAAGAGATTTGATGAAGCAGGTTTCTTGGCCATAAAGTCAGTTAACACCTGGCCGAGATTTTGGAAAGCGTGGTGGTACTTGAGCCAATATGAGATGCTCAACAACAGGAAAGCCACAGCAAAGCTATTCCTGCAAGAATGCCTGCGACTGAATCCGAAAGTAAAAGAGGCGAGGCATAATTTGGAGATGTTAGATAAAACAAGGAGGAATAAAGCGCCGAGGTAAGGAAAAACACAAGCTATCCCGGGAAATGAATGCGAGAGTTAATGCGCGAAAATTCGCTCAACATTGCTCGTGAAATCTTGAGCCGGTTCGCGACCGGACAAGCGTAATCCTCTCCCCACAGTGATAGTATGAGTTTCCTCTCGGCGCTCCATAATAATGAAAATCTTCTGTAAAATATCCGGTTTGAAAGTAAATAAAGAAAAAATTTGTAAACGTTGCATATTTTACCAAACGCCCAAATGCCAAGAAAATACCAAAAAAAAGAAGAACCAAGGCTCTGCGATTTCAATAGGATAACGTGCGATATTCCGCGCGTTAAACTGTTAAAGCTCGTCGATAAAAAGCGCCTTCTTGACCATGAGGAGTATATATTCTTGCGCGCTTTTCTTTGGAAGATAGAGCTTACTGAAAATAAAGTCTCCCATGTTAAAAGCCTTATTGAAAAAGCGCTTTTAAAATCCATAGGCACCCACCCTTGACAAACACCCTCTAAACCATTATACTCTTAATAGATAAGTTAAGTAATATAAGCAGGACAAAGCACGGTTCCTGACTTTTCTTTTTAACTTGGAGCGCCCTTGGGAACAATACCATAACTACACTAAACATAAGAGCTTTATGGGCGCTCCTAATATAAATTATGCCGAGATTAACACCTGAAATCGCTAAATTAAAAGCTTCTAATCTTATTAAGTCTTATACTGCAGCAGGTTTTAATCAAACTCGCCTTGCGGAAAAAGAAGGAGTAAGCCAATCAGCTATCAATCAACGGCTTAAACACCTCCCCGTCCAAACACCTCTCCAAGAAGCGCTTCGAAAAATCGGAATCACCACACAATACAAAGCTAAAAAATTTAAAGAGCTGATGGAAGCAAAAAAACTTCATGGCGAAAGAGGCCAGGAAGTAGAGGATAACGCTACCCGGACAAAAACACTTCAGCTTTTATGCCAAGTAGATAAAGACATAAACGATGATAAGTCAGGCGGCGTTCGGGTGATAAACATAATCCACGCCTACCGGCCGCAGAAAAAGACAGAGGAAAATGCCCAGCCAAGTCATTGATGTCTATCTTGCCCCATACGGCAAGAAAAACGGTGAAGTATGTGTTGCTAATCCTACCCAACTAAGGATCCTCGACTGGGTAAATAAGATACGAAACACCCCGCCAGACTCGATTGATCACATCCCCATCCTATACGTTCAAGGCGGCGTGGGATGCGGCAAGACAAGAGGTTTCATGGCCCCTGTCGCAGAGATGTTGACCGAGATCCCTGGAATAAGGATTCTTTGGGGTCGGCAGGATTTTAAAGATCTTAAGCTCTCTATCATGGACAAGTTCTTTGAGATAATCCCGCCCGAGGTAATTCAGCGCAGGAACGAGCAATACAGCTGGTATGATATATCAACGGAAGGCGAGGTAAGCCCACCAGCCAGGATATACTTTAACGGCCTAAAGGATCTTACCGGCTTAGGCTCTCAGGAATTCGCCGTGATCGTGATCAACGAGGTCCATGAGATAACCGAGCAGATCTACCGGGCCCTGAAGCGAAGATGCCGGCAAGAAGGCATGCCGATAATGATACTCATGGAAGGCGAAGCTCCGAATGATAATCACTGGCTTGCCAATCTTACCAACCCATCACACGAAAGCTACGATCCCGACATAGAGATGTGGACTATATCCACATATGAGAATTGGGATAACCTTCCCCTTGCCTATCGCGGATCGCTTGAAACAATGCCGGAAAGCTGGAAGATGAAATACCTCATGGGTAAATTCGGATTCCAGCCCGCAGGTAAACCTTACTACAGTGGCTATAAAGAGATCATCCACGCTCATGAGCTTGAATGGATACCCGGCAGAGATCTAATATGCGGCTGGGACTTCGGCTACCATCACCCGGCGTGCCTCATAACACAGATAGACTTCCAAGATCGTTGGTGCTGGCTGCGCGAGATAATCGGAACGGATACAACCATAGATAAGTTTGCCGACAAGGTTAAGCAGGAGATAAATTTCTACTACCCGGGTTCAAACTGTATACACTTCGGCGATCCGGCTTGTATTCAAAAAAACGATAAGTCGGAATTTACTTCCTGGCAGATACTTTCTTCAAAAGGTATAAATATCCATTATAAAACATCAGAATACCGGCTGCGCAAAGAGATCATAGAGCATAAACTATCGCTTCTGGTGGCCGGGAAGCCATCGTTAATTGTCGACCGCCGGTACTGCAAAATAGCCAATGACGGCTTCTTAGGCGGTTATCATTACCCAGAGATGAAGCCGGGCCAGCAGATAATCCAGAAGTTCGAACAGCCATTTAAAGACGGCTTCTATGAACATGTCATGAATTCCGGCGAATACATAGCGGTGAATATGTTCTCACCGATTGTATCGCGCAGAGGCACAAGAGAAAAGAAAAAGTTTAGCTCAATCAGTTCAGTATGACAGTTCAGTGTGGGAATTGTAAGGATAATATAGAAGCAGATACAAGCTATCAGGAAGGCGGGAAGTTTTTCTGTAACCGCCAATGCTATGAATATTACCTTTCTAAGTATAAGCAGGGCAAAAGAAAATTCAAATCAATAAGGAGCATATAATGTACCCTCCAGAACAAACTCAAGTAAAGCCTCCGCAGATCGTGGCGCGTGACCCGAAAATTGAAGTATCCCCGGAACTCGGCAAGCAAATAGCGCAGATAATCTGTAAGGAAATCAAAGAATCTCTCGGCAAGAATGATAAACGCTACCGGCTTGCCAAGCGTTGCGAACAGCAATATCAACAAATGACCAAGTGGGATATTGCGGAAAAGCAATGCGATGTGCCCTGGGATGGTGCGTCGAATTACTTTGTCGGCCTTACAGAGTGGATCGTGGATGCCATATGGGCCAGGCTTATGAATATACTCTTCAGCCAGCAGCCCTTTCTAAAGGCTAAAGGTGTTGAGTCAAGCGATATAGCTAAGCAGGATGGCGTGACTGACTTTACCGATATGGTCCTGCGCGAGAAGGTGAAGCTCTATGAGAATACTAACTTCTTTTTTAAACAAATGATAAAGCTCCCCTTCGCCGTGCTAAAATACTGCCGGGTAAAGGAATACGACTCAATGATAGAGAAGGATACCGCCACGGTATTCATGAACCAGATGACCGGCGATCAACAGATGCTGCTATCCGATGACCCTCAAGCTCAAGTCAAGATGGCGCAGTTTATCGCGAATGGATACCAACCGGCAGGGCAACAGGAAGTCTGGGTGGCGAAGGATGTCGAGCTGGTCGACGCCCCGCAGCTTAAGTATATCAAGTTTGAGGATTATGTCTACAGCCCATCGGCTAAGCGCGGAGAACGCCTCTTCTGGGAAGGTGACAGATTCTGGCTTACCATAAACGAGATGATGTTGAAGGCCCAGCAGGACAGATACTTAAAAGACAGCGTAACCAAGATCAGGACTACTTCCAAAGACGCCCAGAAGTCAGGCATAGATGCGGTAGTCGCAGAGCGTGAGAAGATGCTTGAATGCTTCCACTGGTACGGCCGGCTGCCTTTTAACCAAGATAATGAGATAGCGTTAAATGACCCGGAAGCAATAGAACAGGAAGTGGTATGCGATGTCTGCTTCAAAGAAGAAGAACTCTTAGAGATAAATCACTGGTACTATAGGCGTAAACCCTGGCCGGATAGAGTATATATCAGAGGCGAGTTTGAGGAAACCGAAGAATTTGAAGGACGCTCAATATGCCAGAAATTATACAAAACACAAGTCGAGATAAACGACTTCCATAAAACCCTTATGGATAACGCCTGGCTTGCGATGCAGAAGATATTCGTCAAAAAGCGCACACTAACAGGAGAAGACTGGGAAGAGCCGGCAGTATACCCCGGGGCTATATGGGAAGAAGATATGCAAGGCGATATCCGGGTACTTGAGGTAGGCGATGTGAAGAATATCAGCTTTGAGCTTGAGAACCTGCTATTAGGCTTTGCCGAGCGCCTGAGTAATATATCGGCTTGGAACGTAGGGGCGCGGCCCACGGATACACAAGGCAAACCTACCGCCACGCAGTTTGCCGGAACTATTCAAGAAGGCAATATCGGCAGAGAGCCGGTGCTGCAGAAGTGCTATCTAATCTTAAATAAAATCTGTCAATGGACTGTTGACTACTACTACGAGGATATGCCGGAAGGCTTAGAGCGGCGGATCCTGGGAGAAGGCGGAGAACCGATATTCCCTACTCCTGAGAATATCCCAAAATTCAACCAACAGGGCGTAAACCCTTACTGGCGGCAGGATGACATAGCCGGGCAGTTTGACTTTACATGGGAAGGGACAAGCCAGAACTCGGACAAGCAGTGGAATCTAATGGTGGCAAACGATATGATGGACAGATACCTTCCGCAGCCTATGATTATGGGTAATATGTTAGCAACTTGGGAGATACTCAAGCAGGGCCTTGTGGCCAGGGGGATTAAGGACTGGCAGAAGATACTACCTAAACGCGAAGCGATAATCCAAGAGATGCAAAGAATGCAGATGGAAGCTCAAGCCGCCAAGAAGCGGGAGATCATCGGCAGGGTGCAGGAAGAGCAACAAGCGCGTCAAGGCCAAGAGGAAGGAAAATTGGGGCAAAAAATAGATATGGCAAATAAACTTGAACAGCTGAAAGGAAGGATGATACAAAATGCTCGGCCGCCTATTCAAGCGCAATAAAGACCTTCCGGAAGAAGAAAATAGAAAGCTCCGGGAAGCATGGCTTCAGGATATGCTTGAGAAGTCACAGAAACTCTCCCGGTTGATACATAACGAGAAAGCCGGCTGGAAGGAATTCTGCGCTTTGATAGAGGATTATATCGACAAGGCGAAGAAACGAAAAGCCTTGACCGCCCTTGACCGGGCAACAGATGCCGAGATTCAATCTCTTAAATATATAGACCATGAGATATATATCCTGATGTGGGTAATGAGGATCCCGCAGCAGTTTATTGAAGGCGTGGAAGCGGAGATAAAAAAAGATGGGAAATAAATCAGTAAATCTTACACCAGAAGATTTGCTTGCCTTAGCGCAAATGGTATACGGAGAAAATGCCGGAGAGGATATCGCTACGCAGAAAATGACGGCGCAGACGGCGATTAATAGGTTGCGATCCGGCAGAACAAAAGAGTTTGGCTCCACTATACCGGAGGTCTTACAGAAAGGATATTATGCGGTAAGTAAGAATAGCCCTATGTATCAACAGGCCAAGTCCGGTAATTTTCCTGATGTGAGTTCAAGGGCTAAGTTCGGCGAAATAAAAAAACTTATTGAATCAACGGTCGCTGATCAAGATTATGGGAATGCTATGTTTTACTTTCGGCCCGAAGAGGAAGAGGATCTTCGGAAAAATCCTAAGAAGTTTAACTTTAATCTTGTGAAACCGCAGGGACGAGTAGGGGTATATAATACTTATTCGTATTAAGGAGGACACATGGATACAAAAGCATTGTCAGGCTTGGTATCAAGGTTAAAGGCAATTATCGCAGAGATAGAAGCGGTAATCGGTTCTGAACCACAGGAGATGAGCAGGGATGAATATCTCAACAGTTCCGAAGATGAGCGCATGAAGCACGACAAGAAGAAACTTAAGATTGATGAAGAAGAGGAAGAATGATATTCGCAGGGCTATTAGCTTTCTTTACCATAACTGATGTAATGTACTACCGTATACCGAATATAGTGATACTGCCGGCAATTATAGCAGGATGTATCCTGACCGGTAACTGGCTTGCCGCATTAATTATGGCGATATTGGGAGCGCATCTTTATAATGAGGAAGTATTCTGTGGCGGTGATGTGAAACTCTTAATCTTGGCCGGAGCGTTTATAGGTGGTTGGGCCTTGCCAGCTTTTATATTGTCAAGGATAGCAATATGGCTTTATAGAGAAATAAGAAATCATCATGGCGTTTTACCTTACGCCCCTTTTTGGGCGATAGGATGTATCATAGTGCAACTAAGCCGACTCGTCGTAACCTTGTATGGACAAGGCCAAAGCCCGGCATAAAAGAAGGAGTAGTTATGTGGTGGTTATGGAAACTGTTACAGGATCAACGTGGTGAAGATAATCCCGCGGATGCCGGATTAGGTGATGCCCCCGCAGATGGCGGAGAGGGACAACTCCCGGCAGGCGAAGGAATAGCAGGCGAAGGTGGTGCAGGACAAGCTGGGGAAGCCCCTGCAAACCCGAGATTCGGGGAATTCGGCGATGACCCGAATGAAGCCGCGACAAAGCTGTTTGAAACATTCACCAAAACAAAGGGTGAATACGACAACTTCAAGACTAAAGCCGGGCTCACTGAGCGTAACCTTGCGATGATGCGCCAAGCAGCGCAACGCAGCGGTTTGCGTTTCAACGAGGAAACCGGAGAGTTTGAGGTAGTCAAACAGCAAGGCCAGGAAAGGCAGAAGCGTTTCACCGATCAGCATAAACAGCTCTTTGATCAAAAAGTCCTTGAGGCGATGCAGCTTATGGTTCAGGATATGTTCGATGACCAATATGAAACCAGAGAGCGCACCACTCAGGAAAAGCGCCAGCAGGCACAGGCGTTTATGCGAGAGAAAGCCGAAGTTGAAGAGCTAATGACAGGATACTTTCCGCAGCTGGATAAGAAAAATCCTGACTTCAACGAGGCATTCTTCAATCGCGCGACAGAGATATGGCACGAGCAGTATGGTGGAAACATGCTCAAGCAATTATCTGCCGCGTTAAGAGCGGCCCAGGAACTCCAGATAATCCCTCAAGCACTCCAGAAGGCGAAAGTCGAAGGAGTGCAGAAAGGTAAGGAGAATAAAAGGATTCTTTCTCCTGTAAAGGGTTCCGGCGGTGCTCCCGGTGGAAGCGGTGCTATGCGCGTCTTATCAAAGAACGAATACCTGGCTTTAACGCCGGACAAAAAAGTAGAGTATGATCAATGGCGGGTAGAACACCCGGACAAAAAATAAACAACAAGGAGAAACCTATGTTTGACAATCTAAGGAAACTTTTCCTTAGGCTGCTCTTAGACCAACAGGGATGGACCACAGAGATGACAGTTACTGGAATAACTGAAATCGATGAGGCGATCCCGGAATATTGGGCTGAGGGGATTATTCATGACGCGAATCGTGAATCATTCTGGGGGCAGTTGTCAGGAAAAGAAGGCACGTTTATGCCTGTTATAGATAAAACCGGGCCTCTAAAGGCTAAAGGTGATCAGATCTCTTTTAACACCATTGAGCATCTGATGGGAACCGGGGTGACAGGTGAAAGCGTCCTAAAAGGTAACGAGGAAAAGCTCGGTATCGGGACGTTTACCGTGACAGCCGATGTAGTAAGGCACGCTGTGTCGGTAGGCAGGAAAGCGACAAAGCAAGCAAACTTCGAGATGGTGCAGAATGCCCGTACCCTCTTGAAGGATTGGTTCACAAGAAAGTATGACAACGACGTGTTTACATCCATTCTTGACAGTAGCACAATCGACACGATCTACGCCGGATCAAGTAATACATCCGTTGGCAGCTTAAATACTACCGACGGCGACTACTTCGGACCGAACGAGATCAATATGTTGCGCCTTGCATTGCAGCGCGTGGGCGCAATGCCGCTTCGTACTCTGCAGCAAAACGGCCGGACAATACCGATCTACGGTTGCGTGTTCGGTGAAATGGAAGAGTACTACCTTAACCAGAATACTTCCTTCGTAAATACCGTCAAGGAAGCCTGGGAGAGGTTCCGTGGGACAAAGACAGGGCAACATCCGCTGTTCGAAGGGGCTGTCGGTATATGGCGTAATATGGTGCTATATCCCTACTACAGTATCTTGGATATTCCTCAAGGTACGCCTCTAAGGCCGGAAACGACCTTGTCTGCGACCCTCGTAACAAGCGCATCGACTGTCTACGTCGGCGTGGCCGGTGATGCTAACACAAAGGCGAATTATACTCTGTTCTTTTCTTCGACCGGATCGCTTCAGATCGAAGACGAGATCTTAGAGTATACCGGAAAGACTGTTAGCACCTTTACAGGTGTCAGCAGGGGTGTATCAGGCACAACTGATGCGCAGCACACAGCAGGAACGCTTGTAACACAGCGTAACGTGGCAAGCGTAATTGGCTTCGGTGCGCAGGCCATATTCAGGGCCTATCCGGAGCAGGTAGAGCCAATCGGCGAGAAGGATGACTACGGCGAACAGATCGGGCTTGGTGTCCGGGCATATTACGGGCATAAGCTTAAGGTCAGCAAGCGCCGGGGCAAATCGCCGGTCGTAGTGTTGAAGTGTATTTCACCTAACCCAGGAACCATCTAACCTAAGGAGGTAAAAATGAAACGTTTATTGATTTTTGCCCTCTTAGCTTTGTTGGTTTTTCCTGTGGCCGCAAATGCAGCTGCTACTACGGCTACTAAGGCCAGAGTGGCACAGGTGGGTATATCAGGCGTTGAAACCATAACTGCTATCGCTGATGGGGTATCGGGCGATACGGTTGATGTTGAGCCTTGGGGCGCTCTGCGTACGGGTGATTTTGCGGAACTCTCAAGCGGGGTAAAAGTTACAGATGCCCTGGTTCTTACAGGAGCTGGCGTTATCAAAACTGTGACTGTCAACACGGCAACGGCCGAAACATGGTTAGCAATATATGATGCTGTATCGGCCACAGGGACACCAGTAGTTGATATCATGATGGACGTCGCGAATGAACAATATACCGTACCAATAAATCTTCATATGGGTACCGGTATATATGTGGATTATAGCGGCGGCGGATCTGATGTCTCCTACTCTGTGCTTTACAACTCCAACTAAGAGGGAATCAGGAGGGCGGGAGAAATCCCGCCCTTCTCCTTAATATGTTTGATACGGCTTTACGGATATTCATACTAACGGTAAACTTCTGGTATCTTGGCAACGGTTCAGTATTAGACAGCGCATATATCCCATTTATCATCGGAGTGATAGCGTTGTTTTCCGTAGCGATGAGCTGTGAGAAAAGACGTTCCTTGAAAACAATATACCCGGCTTTATTTTTAGGATACTGCATCGTTAACTTTCTTTTGCATAATGCACAAGTAAAGAGCTTGCCAGCTCTGACGAGCGTATTCTTTGGGGTAATGCTTTTTTATTTAGTGCTTAACTATTCGGAGAACTTTGCAAGGTTAATCACTACTCTTAAGGTGGTTGCGCTTGTCAACATATCCTGGTTGGTGATGCAGTATCTTAATATTGCTCCAATTTTAAACGGAGCACTGTGCGGATTCTATGAAAGAAGTTCGTCTTTGTCGGCTTCTATTGTCTTAACTGCTCCGTTTATTCCGATACTAACAACCGTCTTATTTACCATACCAAATTATACTGGGATAGCGGTAGGGATACTCATGTCTTTAAAGTTAAAGGTGTGGTATCTATTGATTGCAGCACTAATAGGATTGTCACTCATATACGCTGGGCAAAGCTCTTTAAAGTATAAATACGACAGCCGACATAACATACTATATGAGGCGGTCCAGGAAACGCTGCTTAAGGCTAATATACTGGGTCATGGTTTAGGATCCTTTAAGGGATCTGAACTTGCTAAAAGGCATAGCTGGGATATAGAGCTTAAATGCGAGCCGGTAGAGTGGTTCTACTGGACAGGGATAGTCGGTATGGTGTTTGCCGGCTTGTGGATAAGGGAAATATTACTAAAGGCTAAAGGTAAAGTATTGTTTGCAGTGACAGGGTTTTTTCTAATGAGTTTTACGCAAGGAGTGTTTCAGAATGTTAAACTGATGTCACTGTTCCTGCCTTTATTGGCATGGGCATACATACAAAAGGAGGATGCAATATGTTAGTCCAAAACATAGGAAGTTCGCCGGTGTTAATTTGTGACTACAACGGAAAGCGTTATGCTTTTCATAGGCTGAAGCCGGTGGAGATAACTCCGGAGATTTATAACTCGATAATCCAGTCAGGGCATGTTACAGCCACGGAAGTTACTCCAGTAGAAAGGCCTGCCATAAAGGATGTAGAGGCAGCGAAACCCGTTGAAGCACCTAAAGAAATAACCCCTAAGAGAGGAAGCTTAAAGAAAAGATGAAAACTAACCGTCATTCAAACACTTCGTTTCCTATAAAAGTAGTAGATGATTTATATGAAACATACGACTTTGTGGCAAGTTTCACGGTAGCCACGGGAACGACGGATTACGACTTAAAAACACAACAGGCGACTGCTTTTAAGAATGTCTCAAAGGCTTGGCTTGTGCTTATCTGGACAGATCAGGATATCAGCATAAAGATAAATGATACCAGTAATCCGTCTATCCCCATACCGGCGGTTGAAAGTCCTTACGAGCTGAGGAACATCCTGCGGGTAAGCAATATCTATATAACCAATGCCTCTGGTGTAACGGCAAACATAAAGGTGATGTTGGTATGAGTGAAGCCTTTAATTTTATAAAGAACTATGAAGATCTCTTTAAAGCCAACGAAGTAGAAGAGGGACGGGTAAATTCCCTAAGAACCGTAAAAGAGGCGCTTCAAAAAGAAGTAGACAACCTTAGAGAGCAAGAAGCAAAGATTAAGCAGGACATAAAGAAGAGGATCGAGGATTGCGAAAAGGCCATTAAGGAGCGCCGGGATAATGCCGAGCGTAACTTTGAGAAAGAGCGTCAGCGATTGGCCGATTTAAGCACTCAGCTTGAGGCGCAGAAAAGGCAGCAAGATGATAAAGATAGCCAGATTCGCCACAAAGAAACCATATTAAACCAGCGAGAGATATCGCTTGACGCTCGAGACGTCCAGCTTAATCAGAAGGATGATAGCATAAAGCATAAAGAAAAAGAAAATGAAGAAGCCGTTCAAGCTAACGCTTCTGAGGCTATGCGGATTAAGAAAGAATGGAAAGAAGTCGAAGCGGTAAAACAGAATAATATTACCGAAAAGAAAAGCATTGATGATTTGCGCGAGATAGCAAAAACTGAACTTAAACAAGCAAGAGATGTTGAGAAGCAGAACAAAGAGCGGGCTGCAACTCTTGACCATAGGGAAATCGAATTGAATGAAAAGGATAGATTGCTTGAGAAGAGTTTAACTAAGCTATCCGAAGATAATAGGATTTTAAGAATTCACCAGGCGGCAGAGAACAAGCGCAAAAAAGATAATGATGATAAAGAAAGCGCTCTTAAGGCAATGCAAGCAGAGGTTGAGTTTAAGATAGCACAATTAAAAAGGAAGAAATGAAAAAAATATTGGTATTATTATTTTTGCTTATACCGACTGTATGTTTTGCCAGGATGACCGGGGGAGGAGTCACAACGAGTAACGTTATGATCCAAGAGGAAGATGGTTCTCCTTCAGGTAAATTAAATAAACTCCGGGTTACCAACGACAGCTTGACAAAAAATGCCGAAGGAGATTATAGTTTAGATACGGGGGCTGGCGGTGCTTCCGTCTCCGACACTGCCTATGACGCTACCTCTTGGGATAATGTAACCACGATTGCCCCTTCCAAAAATGCCGTCCGGGATAAGATTGAATCTCTTGCCGGCGGTCACGATCCCGTAACTGTTACCGATACCACTACCATAGATTTAACTCTCACCGGGCAGGATATTAAGGCTGATGGTCTTTATACTGCTGGCGACGCATTAACCTTGACTGGGGCAGATTTTAATTTTGACGGAGGGGCTTCTCCAGGTGGTGAATTAGGCGGCACTTGGGCCTCTCCTACTATAGACGACGGGGTAGCGGTTTCTAACTGGAATCTTACCACGCCTACCATTACCACAAGCCTTACGACAGACGGAAAAACGATTTCAGAGGCCGAGATAGGCGTTCTTGACGGCGGGATAGAAGGGACTGAGATTAAGTCAACTGGCGAGGCCGGCGGGACGAAATATTTAAGAGAAGACGGCGACGGCACTTGTAGCTGGCAGACACCGGCTGCGGCCCACGATGCCGTAACTCTTGACGCAAACGCTGATACCTTTTTATCCTTATCTACCCAGGAATTGGGCCTTGATACTCAGGCCGCTAATCGTGTCCTGGCAGGTCCGGCGGCAGGGGCGGCGGCTGTTCCTACTTTCCGCGCTCTTGTAGATGATGATATCCCTAATGATATTACCATTACCGAAGCTGATCCGCTTTCAGCTACTATGGCCCTTGACAATCTCGCATCTGTTGCCATAAATACTTCTCTTTTATCTGATACCGCTGGCACAGATGATTTAGGAACAGAAGCGTTGTATTGGAAAAAACTTTATTTAGGTTCTGATATTAGTTTTGAAGGTGCAACAGATAACGATTATCAAACTACTCTTACTGCCGTAGATACTACCCTTTCTGACAAATCTATTAACATACCTGATGCGAGTGGAACAATGGCTGTATCAGCAAGCACGCCTATTGCATTATCAGTATTAGGGGATATTTCACACTCTACCGCCAGCGGTTATGTTCATCTTCCTGCCGGTGGTTCTTCCGCTCAGATGATTCAGTATTCCTCAGCTGGAACAGGGAAATGGGTAAGTTTATCAGGCGACGCTACAATCGCTGATGGTGGGGCAATAACAGTGGCAGATGACAGCCACACTCACGGGGACAGCACTATATCAGATACCATAACCGTAGGGGCTTCTGGTTCTGTCCACGACAGCGCAATACCAGCAGGCATAACCAGAGATACCGAATGGGATACGATTGCCAAGATAAATGCCGCCTCTACTGACGCTGATATTCTTATATTCCAGACCATAGCAGTAGCAGGGCAGGATAATGTAGTAACTGACGCCATAGCAGATACCCTTACTTTAGTCGGTGGTGGCATAACCGCAATTACGACCAATGCCACAACTGATACTATTACTATTACTTCAACCGAAACCGATCCTAACGCCTTACTAACCGCAGGCACAGATAATGTCAAGGATACTCATATAGACTGGGGAACGGGGCCAAATCAAGTCTCCGCAGACGATATTCCAGACGGTGTAACCAATGCCATAATCACCCTTACTCAAGAAACTAACTTTACTACCGCCTATGACCACTCGCAAGACAATACCCAGGCGCACTCGGATTATCTTACCAATAACGCCGCAGATACTTTAGCGGTTGCAGGAGACGCTTCCTTAACTATCTATTCTAATACCGATACTCCTACTGCTGACGCTAAATTACTGATTTTGCAGAAAGGTATTGCGCCCTCGGAGATATTCAGCGTTGATGAAGATGGTGATACATTAATCGCAGGCACACTTGGGGTAACAGGGCAGATTACGGGGAATTTAACTGGCGATGTTACGGGGAATGTTTCGGGTTCATCCGGCTCTTGCACAGGTAATGCCGCCACAGCAACCCTGGCTTCTACCATAACCACAACCGACAATGAGAAT